TTCAATGCTGTGTCATCAGCCAGAGTAACAGCGGTGTCCAATACAATAGCATTTTGTGTTGTCACGGTAGCCACACGGACGGTGCCTGAAATACCTGTACCTGTCACAACCATACCAACAGCAATTGTGCCGGAGTTACCATCCACGGCAACGCTGGTTGATGAACTAACCGCACCATTTACGTCAGCAGTAGCTGTGCTACCTTTACCTGTGTATGTGATAAGTTCGTCATCAATCTGGATTGTGCCAGATGTTGGAAATGCTTCCGCATCTACCAGATGAATTTCTGTAGCTGCCTGCGCCAAGTTCACCCCAAGAGTGGTGGTTGACTGCTTCCAGTTGGCGGCAGTTACTTGTTTGCGAATGTAGTTGGCATCGTCTGTGTCAACTTGAACTTCTGTCAGGTTGCCTTTTTCAGCGGCGCTAACTGCTGTAGCCAGCCCGACGTAAATGCTATTACCGGGCGTAGCGAAGGAGAGCGAGTCGTTCTTAAACAGGTAGTCAAGAACCCGTCTCTCCAGATAGGTGGTTGCTGCGTTTGATGTTGCCATCGTTCTTTACTCCTAGTTAAGTGCGTGGCCTATCAGGTAGACCTCTCCTGTAGGCATCGCTATTCTCTCTAGCTTCAGCCAAATCCTTCAACCGTTGTATTTCCTGCGCGAACCGCTGCTCATAAAGCTGCATCATATCCGCTTCGCCTTTCATGTAAGTATACGCCTCTACTAAAGAACCGTAAAGTAACACGTTTGGCGCATTATCACTAAGCCAGCTTTTCTCGGTGTCGAGACCAGCAGTGATGCTTGCAGGGCGGTAGTAATAATGTAGTTCAACATCATAGGCTAGGTTTGGTGTTGGGCCTAAGATAAAGTTGTCTACATCAAAAACGCTGTAATATTGTGGGGTGGCGTTTGCACCATAATCCAGCGAATAACGCTGCACAAAATTCACGTCTTTAAACTGAAGAAACTCTTCATAATTTGCTGTTGTGATCTGCAAAGAAAACGGAGCCAGATAGTCAACTGGAACATTTAAGTACGGATCGCCAATCGTGAGCGTTGATACAGCGTTCTTTCGGAACAGTTCCAAATCAACAAGCGTAAAGATCCGGTCTTCACAACTACGAATAAACACAGGCAAGTTGTTCACGAAAGAAGTTTCCGTGTTCTCTGCAAAGTCCTGAATAGCCGTTTTTAGCTGTCCGTATGTAAAGCTCATTTATACCACCAATGTCACAGGGCCAGCCGTAGCGCGTCCGCCACCGCCCCGTTTATTTCCTACCGTGGCAGTATCAGCCACAGTAATTGTGTAAGTATTAACATCAACTACGGTAATTGTATAGCCAGCAGGCGCTTCTATAGTGGCTTCTGCAATACCGTCAAATGTCTCTGCGGTCCTAAAACGAACTGTGTCACCAGTTGTTCTGCCGTGTGCAGGCTCTATTACAGTGACTGTAGACGAACCTGAGGCACCTGTAAGAAACGGATTCAGTGGCAACAACCGCTCAACCGCGTTTTCTGTGCGTTGATCTGGACGTGGCTGATGCAGCGCCTGCGGGTCCGGCCCCGGACGTATTGGCTCTAGCTGTGGGTGCTTTGCCTCATACTCATCCGGCCCAACCTTTGCACCATTCCACTCAGTAACCATTTCAGCCAGACGATACCGAAATCCTGACCTGTCTGAATAACCCCAAGCTTTTTTACCTGAAGCATACCGCGCCATTAATTAACTCTCAGATACTGAATATTAGGTTGTAGCTTCAAAGATACTCTATCTTCGTCTTCGTCAGCCGCCCGTTGGAATTCTTCTTCATAGACAGACTTCAATAGCTGCACACGCTCTGGAGCCTTTTTCATAGACAGGTAGTACGCCAAGCCAGCAACCATACAAGGATAAAACCGGAAAGGTACATCGTTAGTGTTGGCTAATGTATCAGCGTCTTCAATACGAGACACATAATAATAAACCAATGTATCAGTTGAATTTTCTGGTGTAGCCCACAATGTAATTTCTGGGATAATCTTGCGGTTGTAGTAATACTGGCTAGGCCGACCTTCTGTCGCCTTGTTAGGCAAGGTCAAGTATTCAGCGCGAGACATACGACTTAACTCATAATCAACCCCGTTACGGCGAAGAACTACTTCCAGCAAGTCTGTGTAGTCATCAGCAAAAGCATAGGTAGCCGTACCTTGTGTCAAGGCTTGTGAACCCTGCTTCACTGTCCACAAGTTAAGACCACGGTTTGCCCACTCAGCAAACATTAAGTTAAGAGACCGACGCGCTGTTTTGGCATCGTAGCCAGTGCGTAATTCAAGACCGCACCGCTCGTATGCTTCTTCAATAATCTCAGCTACGTCTAGCTCGAAGTTATATGACCCTGAAGTTGCCATTTACTTTTTCCTTCTCAATGGCTTAACTCTGCGCGGCTTACCTGCTGGCTGACCAAGCCTTTTCTTCTGTGCTATTCTACTACGCTTTTGAGCGCTTGTCATTTCACTTGCTGTTTTAGGGGTCTTAGAAGACACGCGCTTGGCGGGGCGGCAATATGGAGTGCCCCGCTTTTCACCCTCGCTGCGCCCACACGCTTTCCCCGTGCGTACATCTTTCCATTCTTCCTTGAACCAGCGTTTGAGGGCTGCACCTTTTTTAGTTTTTCGTACTGCCATTTCTCTAGCCTATTGCCGTCCAAAACCATACTAAAAACACCGTGACCGTTAAGACAATAGCAATACCTAGCCCCAGCATAATCATTTCTTCTATTTGTTCTTGCTTTCGCTGCTCTTCTATCTGTCTTTCTTTGCGTAACCTAGCCTGTATTCTAAGTATCTCCTGCCAACCATTCATGCCGTAGTTGCCTATTATGAAGTTGCGAAGCTCGTTTTCCATCTGCTCCGCTTTCTTCTGAATGGCAAACGTCTCTAGTGCTTCCTCTTCAACTGTGCCAATTCTACGACCTTTTGCTTTCTTGTGGCCTTCCTTAATAGCACCTAGTGCGTTCATCCAGCGACCAAGGTCGCCTGCCATCTGCTCTACTTCACGTCCGGCGGCGAATCCTTTCTTGATTGCGGTGTACGCTGTTGTCGCAATCCCTATCGCCGTGACCGGATCCATTTCTACTCCCTTACCACGGTTTCATAGACACTCCACCGCTATCAATATATTTTGGTTGTTCTGTATTTGTAGGTGCCACCACTGGCTTTTTTTGTTTTGTTTCCCCAGTTTGCCGCGCCGACCTTACGACACTTGGCGATTGCCCCGCTTGCATACGCTGACGGGAAGACCTTATAGCGGCGTTTAACCTTGCGGTAACATGCATCTTTGGACCCACCCTTACTTATCTGTTTCGACATTGAACCACGCGAGATCGCCATTCTTATTCTCCAAAAAATCTTTCCACAACACAGACAGCATCTTGTGATTTTCTTCAACCTTCGTCGCCACCACGGCAGTGTCTGTTTTTAAGTCAACAACATTAGCGCCGACCCAATACAAAAAAGAGACTAAAACAGTCACTATGGTTGTTCCGAAAAACGCGGCTATGGCTAATAACATCTTTTCAGTCATTGTTAGCATTTCCATCTTCTTCGAGCAGCGCAGATACGCTTTTTAGGTGTTTTAGAACAGTTGATGTTGTGCATCTTCATCTGCCCAGCGCTACGCTTGCAGTAAGATGTGCGGCGCTTACCACCGCCGGGTTGCGGTGCCTTCAGTTTTGAACCTGTGGCCCGGTTATATTTTGCGCGGCCTTTAGCTGTTAATCCAGCACCGCGTGATGCTGGCAACTTTTCGCCACGCTTAACTGATAAACTAACAGATTTTTTCTTCTTTGTCGCCATTACAATCTACCGTTATTTAGTATGTAAATGAATTCCATTGACGCGGACACATTAAAGTCAACCGACCCTGAAGAAGAAAATGCTCTCATCTCCAAGTCTGTTTTTTCTGTGAATTTTATTGGAAAAGTATAGAACTGCTCGTGCGCACCATCTGTTAAAGTAAATCTTTCTTTTATCTGGAAGACTTCTCCGTATGGCCTAGCAACAAGACTAGCATTCAGAATAGCAGGTGTCTGAGTTGATGTGCCTGTGGACAAAGCCATCTTTGTGAGAAAGGCTGTATATCCTGCGGGAACTGTCCAAAGACCCATTAATGTTTGGTTGTCACCATCGCCGTTGATGGTCAGGTAAATATTAGCTGGAACTCCAGCGGTCACTGTGCCTGTTCCTGCGTAAAGTGTGCCAGCGTTTGCGCCACTACTGCCTGCACTGCGAACAATGCCGCGATTTATCCGTAAGTAAGATTTTGTGGTGTTAACAGCAGTTTGCCCATTCAGCGTGACAACTTCGTTTATTTCGTTGTAATCCGCATTTAGGCCAAAAACTTCTACTGTTCTCGCGCCAGTACCTGCGGCAGTGTCGTTAGCCGAACTGCTTGATATAGTCATTACTGTGGCTGATGCGGGATAAGCGTATAAACCACCTTGTTCCCAAATAGTTTCCTTAGTGGCTCCAACAGCAGCATTGTAACCAAACTTAAAAACAGTTTTATGACCCGGAATCTGCCCACGAGCGACCTGTAGCTCAAACGGCTCTGATGTGCCGACTTGGCTAATAGATCGTATCTCGTGGGCAGACATTGTTTTATGCCAAGAAGACTGTCAGTTCTGCGCCAGTTCCTGAAATTGCGCTTACATACACACCGCTTTCCGCAATCACCCCATCACCCGGAATGTTCAAAACATTCTGACCTGTTGGAAACTTTTGCGTAATTAGTGTTGCACCGCCGTTGCCGTCGGTGATTGTAAATGCACCAGCACCTGTTGCGTACATGACAATCTGCTTAATGCGTGAGCGACCCGGACCTACAGCCCCGGTGGCTGTCACATTGTAGGCTTTTACTGGACCAGCCATTTAAGCCCCCTTATGCAGCAGCAGTTGCACCAGTGTCTACACGAATCCAGTTTGATCCATCAGAAAACACAAGGTTGCCTGTACCAGCGCCAACACCTTCAGCAGCTTTACGAGCGTTGGATACATAATAAATGTACCCTTCGTTATCTGCTGAAGCGGTTGGCAAGTCTGCAAAAAGAATTGGGTTTGCCCAGAAAGCAGTATCTACCTTCAGTGGACCTGAAAAAGTTGTACGAGCCATTTTTATCTCCTGTCGTGGCTAGTGTCAGTCCGAACCCCGGACTGTCAGGGATAAATCATTATACATAAAAAAAGGGCGACTGAATAGCCGCCCTTTTACTTTATTATGCCTACAATTATGCGCCCGGTGAACCGAATACACAACGTGGGTCTGAGAAGCCGAAGCTGTAACGCTCACGGGCCTTGAACCGCATGTTACCAGTGTCGAAGTCTGGGTCCATATTGGTTGCAAGAGAAGCACGTTCAAAGTGCTTGAAGCCGTTTGGCGCGTCAGTTTTGATGAAAAACGCATCGGTGTCGGTCAAGTAGTCGTTGACTACATAACCTTCAGGCAGCATGCCTGATGACTTGATGGCGTTGATATCGTTGTCGGCTGTACCTACCCGAAGGTTTGATACGAGCAGACGTTCTGCAACGAATTGCAACTGACGTGGAATGATCAGCTTCATGCCACGAAGAGCAACAATCAGGCCACGCTCATCAACGAAACCAGCAATGTTGATCAGAGCGTCTTCCAAAGAAGTTTCGTTCAAATCAGCAGCTACTGATGGTTCGTTGGCG